CAACCCCCGGTCCCCCCTGCACGCGTGCAAGGCCGTGGTTGTTAGCTGGATTGTCGACCGTGTCCAGCAAGTTTTAACGAGTTTCTCTCGGGGAATTATTTGTCTCGGCGCTCCCACGCCAACGCATCGATGAGTTTTCCCTTCCGAAGGGGCACTGCAAAACGGGACCTAGCCAGGCGCACGCCTAGATAGCACGAATCGCAATACGAGTGAAGTCGGCAACCGCCTTCAGCGTCCCCGCGGCGCCCGTGAGCGTGAGGCGCATCTCAAACGTGGTGGTCCCATCACTGGTGAAGTACACCAGGACGGGGATGCTGTTGTAGCCATTCGCAGGCACTGTAACCTGTAGGTTAGAGTGCTGCGAGGCGTGAAGAGCACCATCCACGAAGGGACGCACCCGCGCTGTAAGGGCTTCCGCACTGGAGTCTTGGACAGTCACGACACCACTTACGAGATACACACCACACGGCATGGTGAGCACTCCGGTGTCGAGCGCGCTGGAGACCTCCAGTCCATCTACGATGAACTGGTCAAACTCTATGGCTGCGTCCATGGTTGATGTGAACGTCTGAGCCGAGCTCAGGTTCAGCATACTAAGGGCTTGAGGCAGCGGTGCACTGGGCTCGAGCTGGGGGGAGATCAACTCCACCTCATACTCGACCCACAGCTGGCCCAAGTCCGAAGTGTCGGCACAAGAGATCGTGCCAACGATCACAGAAGCAGCATCATACAGCTGAAGATCACCAGCGACAGGACCACAGCGAATCTTCTTATGTTGCACGCCGTCAAACATACGCTTGACGCTTGCGTCGACACAGAGACCATTGTACACTCGTTCGGCGAGCATAGTCTCATATGCCGACAAAGCGGCGAGCGTTGACGGCGCGGCATCGACCGGGTCGTAGTCGAAGCCAACATAGATCTCGCCGACTGTCGTCGTCCCCGTGTTCGCCGGCACGTAGTACGCACGGAACTTGCGCAAGCGGTACTTCTCGTAGCCGCGCGCCCGGCCCGAAAGCCAAGCGAAGAGCGAAAGTCCCGGGTTGATGCGGTACCTAGATGCCGCGAACGAGACCGAACCTGCGACGGTCGCGATCTGCTCGTGGTTGCGAATGATCGTGCTGCCGGCAACGCTCGAGATCTGTGGGCGTGCCGACGGCATGGTGAAGCTGCGCGCAATAGGGGCTTGCGACACAGCGAGCATGCCCAAGTTCTGGGCACGCTTGCCAGTCCGACGTGACATCTGGCTGGTCTTTGAATTTCCACCGTCTTTGCAGTGGGTTGTTTCTATGGGATACCAGCACAACTCTAAGCTGGGACTGTACATCTGCTACTAAACTGATCCGTGCAGTCTCTTGGCATTTTGTTTAGCATCGAATTTTACGTCCGGCCGACAACGATTTTGGTCACCCCGCCTAAGCCCGCCAGGGGGATTCTACAACTTTCCAGCGCCTTACGCCTTCATTTAAAGAATACCCCTGGCTAGGTGGGTGTAGCAGACCCCATACCCTTATCGGTTGGGCAAACCGTGCGGTGCACTCCGCAGGTGTGCAGTGCCTTACACACCGGCCACTAAAAGCTGGCCAAACTCGAGCACCCTGTCCATCCTCCCCCAGCTCATCTGAGACGAGTCAAACTCTCTTTCAAGAGCGACTTGTAAGTCTGGGGTCATGCCAAAAGCACGCCAGAAGGAGTACCTTGCTGCGGTCGTGGGGTCGCTGCGGCTGTGGTCCATTCCGAGTGCTAAGTACTGCATTCCAGTCTCGAGCTCGAGCTCACGGACGCCCTTGCCCTTGCGCTTTCTTCTCAACGCACTGGAATCTGCTGCCTCAGTTCCCCGGACCATCATCGAGTAGTACGCGCCATACACGGGCATGTCGCCTGCCAACGCAAGTCCACATTGCCCAATGGCACGCCGGTAAAAGCTGTAGTCCACCTCATTCACTACCGGTTTGACACAAATCATGTCTTTTGACAGGCAAACTCTCGGGTCACGAACCATTCTCCAAGAGTTGCCGTCAAAAACCGGTTGAGATTGGCAGAAAACAACCTTCTCCAACTCGTCAACGGTCGCCTCCACCTCAAGCAGAAACCCCAGCTGTTCGAACCATTGGGGCATATCCGCGAGGTCGGCCACATTTCGCCGCTCCACGATCAACACGCAATCATCTCCGTCATTCTTCAAGGCAACACGGAACGGCTTGGTCCGGGCGTACGCCCACATCATGACACACATCAATATGACGTTGCCCAATGAGGTGTTCATATCACCCGACATACGACGGCCCTCGACTTGGTAATCGATACTGCCATCGTCAGCCCTCACGAAGCCGCGATTCACTAATTGCCACCGAAGCAACTCCCGCAACTCAGCGCTCTGGAACACAGCATTGTAAATGCTGTGCTCAAACTCGAGCGCCGTGCGCGAGACATGCTCGTCGAACCGCTTGGCATCCACGCCTACCGCAACAGGGTCGTCAAACGACTCCCATGCCTCAGCAAATGCCTGGCCACGCTGATCCGCATTAAGCCCCTTCATGACTGTGGTGCCGGCCCACATTCTGTTGATGGCTTGATAGATCATGTGCTCACACGCCTTGATGTAAAGCCCAACCCTAGCGTTATACCTCTTGTTCCGCGGTTGGATCACCCGCGGTGTGGGATCAGGTTTCGCACTAAGGTTGAGCTTCTCGGCCTTCACGAAGGTCTGCAGATAACTATCCTTACGCTCAAGGGGCTTCACCTCCAGTGATCTGAAGGCCTGCTCGTACGCACTTCTCTTGCGAGCCGCATAACAATTGAGGAATTGCTCCTCAGTGTATGGGTTGACATGATTAGTGTGTCGAAGCAGCGTCCGCCGAGCTTGTCCAAGGACGCGGGAAAATACCTGTCGAGGTGGGCAATATGGTGCCACGAACTGGCCATTCTCTTCATGAAAGAAGACCCTCTCCAGGACCCCCCGCTCTGCCGTGAATACATCAGGGTTGTGCACGCCGTACTGGACCCCGCTGCCGTAGGGTCCAAGGCACACCAGCCGTCTGACGCGTCCACCCAACTCCTCTGATGTGGTTCTCACCCAACTAACACGAGTCTGCGCGAGTTGAATCAACCTCGCGCGATGAACTGACCTCGTGCTAAGACCACACCGAAAAGCTGGGCCTCGTCAGACGGACGGGCGTACCAATTCGCCCATGCGACGCGCAGGGGAAAACCCGATTCCGAGCCGAGCCAACGGGGCAATAGCATAGTCATACTGACCAGCCATCACCTGAGACTCAACCACCTCCTCCCGGGTCGGGACAAAGACCATTGAGGTCACCTTTCGGCAGACCTCCCGGAGGTGTGTCGCTCGGATGTCGGGCTTCC